TGATTGAAAGTCTGCGGCAGAAAACAAAGTTCCTGTGGTTCCGCCTTTTGTGTCATTGCTAATCAAGAACGCGCCGCCAACAGTAGCTGTTGCATTGATATTAAACGCTGCAGCTGAAGCAGAGTTCGTAGCCACAGAAGGGTTAGCTGTCGTTGCCGTAGCAAAAGAGCACGTTGGACGAACAGCGTTGCTGTATGGCGTGATCTCAGTCCAGCCTGCGTGTGAAGCCGCAGTATCTCCAGCGGCAGGAGTATTTGAAGCACCAGCACCATACAAACCCAAATACCAAGTTGTGATCTGCGTGACAGAAGTTAGTGCTGTGCCGCACATGTACTGAAGGCCTGTGTTGACCACCAAGTTCTGCTCTGTTGCAGTCCACTTGACTTTGCCATCAGCGCCAACGCACTCCATCGTGAAGCGGCCTAAAGCCAACGCAGACTCGCCTGAACGTGTGCCACACACTAGCCCTGCGGCCACAACATCTTTACTTGTAACTTTTTCGTGTGACATACTTTTTCCTAAGAAATGCGAAGAATTGCGGTGCTGTTTGTAGCCGTCGGGAACTGCACAACAAACGTATTGGCGGAGGTTTTGTCTGAACCAAAGTCTAGCACGCAGACAGACGCTGTGCTACCCCCACCCAAATCTTTATAGATTAACGCGCCTCGGGCAGTGATTGTGCCTGTCCAAGTAACGTTTGCAAATGACCAATACGCGGCGGCGGTTGAACCTGTTTGATTTCCCAGTGTGGGCACCTGCGTGATTGTCAGCGTAGCGCCGCCAGCTGTATAGCTTCCACCAGAAGCTTCGCCGGTAGTTGTGTACGCCGTTGTGTCTGGACCCAGCGTGGCTGCACCCGTATACAGCGCGATCTTGTACGAAGTATCCAACAACGAATCAAACGCAAAGTCTCCAGACGCAAGTCCGACTTTAAACGAGTTAGTAGCGCCTTGGGTCAACGACATATCAAGTTACCGCCTGTCTAAATTGACCAGAACGATACGCGTCCTGACGCTCCATACCATCACCCAAACGTTTTGCCAGCATCAAAGCTTCTTGATACTTGGTGTTGTATAACTGGAGAATGTCTGCTTCACCCTTCATGTAGGTGTAAGCCTCAACCAAAGAGCCGTACAACAGCACAGAGTCAAAGTTATCCCCCAGCCATGATGTGCTGGCTGTTGTGATTGATTCTGGATAGTAGTAATAGTGCAACTCAACGCCATACGCCGCATCAGGCGTTGGGCCAAGAATAAATGTGAGCTCGTCTGAGTTTGCAGTGGCAGGACCAAAAATACCGTAGTAACGGGGCAAGCCTGTCTCTGTCGGTATTGGGTACGCTTGCCGAATAAAGTTAACGTCTTTGTTCAACAAATACTCATACGCGCCCGTGCCATCAATTACCGCCATGGAGTACGTGGCCAAGAAATCACCGGGGCAAGACAAGTACTTATTGTTTGCTGACGTAGTGCCGGTGACGTTCTTGCGAAGCGACGGGAACTGAACGGTGTTGTAAATACGCTGCTCAGCCTGCTGAACGAACACGGGTATCTGAACAATAAAACTTGCTTCGGTGTTTTCCGTATACGCCTGAATAGCGCTGCTGAGTTGCGTATAGTTCATGCCATTGGTCCGCGAGCCACGACACCTTTAGTCGCAGCGCCAGTGCCGCGAATCTTAATGCCAGAAGTTTTAACACCGGGGTAGGGGTTGCTACGCTCGTTAGCCACAGATGTATTGGCTTTCAACGCCTCTTTGACAGGCATCTCACCAACAACCACGTTAGGGATGATTTTAGGTTGGCGGTAAACTTTTGTTGTAGCCATATTAACCTCCACGACCAACAGAACGCTGGTTCATCACCTTGGCCATGTTGCGTCCATACTTAAGCATGTCGCTGTTGGTTTTGCCGCCAGCTTTAAGTTTAGTAGGCTTTTTACCGGGGTGCATGTTTTTCTCGTGCTTACCAACAGCAGACTTAATCATCTTCTTGTCTTGGGCTAAATCTTTCTTGTCCATTTCAGGCTCCTTATGTCGTTGCAATCGTTACTGTACCAACTTCTACGTTTAAAACCAAGTAATTTGGCGTCAAAACTTCATCAAAAAATCTGGCCCCACCAACTGGGTTCCAGCCCCATTGAAACACTCGGCTACCGCCTTCTGGATAACCATCAGCATCTACTGCGGGGCTGTTGGTGTTTACAATTTGTAAGCCGCTCAATCCAGACTGATAATAACTGCGATCAGGGCGTGGATTCCTCAAACCTTGTGGGTCGTCAACAGGGTACATACCCAGTTGCAACTGTGGCTGATCGGGGTCCCAGCACTCAGGGCAAACCAACAAGTCGTAGTTCTTCGTCTTGATGATTTCTTTACGCAACACTTTTAACTTGAACCGTTGGTCACAACGGTCGCACTGCGCAATTGCCCATTTGCCAGAAGCAAACCGATTACCCATCAGGTGCCTCCAATGAACTGCTGACGTGGCACAAAGCGTACCGAGGCCTTCTCCCGATCTTCAGTTGCAGCCAACTCCCAAGCTTCATCGTACTGCTGCTTAAGCACAGGCAAGCGCTCAGCGCCCCCGGCGATCTTCAACGCCAAGTAGTAAGACAGGCCAGCGGCCATGCAAGGAATAAAACGGAACGGCACGTCCATCACGTTCACACCACCACCCGCATCCTGCGTGCGGCGCAGTCTCCAATACACAAACGTGTACTGCTGTGCGGAATCTGGGGTAGGCCAAACAGTGATAGCAGGCACTTGTGCCAAGAAAACAGCAGTTGCGCTTGTGTGCGAGGCTGCAGTCGTGTCTTGTTGTCCACGGAAACAGCTATATAGGGTATTCCCTGATATGTATCCGTAGTTGATAATCTCGTTGTCGATCTTCACAAACCCAGCAGCTGGTAGGCCAATGACCGAGTTAAGTGTGATCTGTGTAACTGTAGACGAAATAGAACCACTCAAAGTCAGGCCAGTTGGCGAATTTTGACCATCTAAACGCTGAATCCAAACCTGAATGGGTCGGGCTTGTTGAATCTTGTTGGGGATTGTGGCGTAGGTAGAAACACTAATACGTGTGATTGTCAGGTCAGCTTGGCTATTTTGAATGTTGGCTTGTGTACGGATTACATGCTCAAGTAAGTCAACAGTGTCGTACGGTAAAGCGTACGTGTTTTGGCCTTGGACAAGGGGAATCTCACCCTGCTCAATCGTCCACATATTGATGCCACGATTAGCCCAATCTGCAAACATGATGTTAAGGCTACGACGCGCAGTGCGCAGGTCATAACCAGTACGCAACTCGCTACCGGCGCGTTCAAACGCCTCTTCAACCAACTCGTCAAGTTGAAGATTGAAACTAGATGAGCCGGAAGTTGTTGCCATTATCTAAACCCTGCCGTTTTCTTCGCGATCGTTTTAGGTTGCTTTACGAATTGTTTTCCGGCTTTTTTTCCGGCTCTTTTGGCTTTGGTTGTCGCAGCGTACTCAGCAGGACTGAGACTTTTAATCGCAGCACTAGGAAGGTATCGCTCGCCCGTGTCAGAAGATTTTTTACCACTTTTGGTTCTCCATTTTTGGTCGCCCCAATCTTTGAGAGACTGTTGTGAAGGTTTAAGCGCCATTTCCATAACTCCCAAATGCTTCTAGGTATTCTAGCGCGTTGCGTAATACAACGGGGCTGTCTTTAAACATTCCCAAGGCGCGATTGCATTGTTTACACAATACTCCACGAAATTCGCCTGTGTCGTGATTATGGTCGATTGCACTGTCAATCAATGCAACTTCGGTTTTGCAAATTGCGCAACAGCATTCTTGGCGCTCGTACCGTTCCACAAGCTCTTCAGGAGTTATTCCGCGACGACTGCATCTTTTGGCCAACGTCCACGGATCTCTTTCTCGATAATCCGAAATCCTATCTTGGTTTTTTTCGGCCCAATCTTTATGTCTTTTATACAAGCAAGTGTTGCAATGGCTTTTGTACAAATGCGTCATTGAACCGCCTCGACTACGAAAAGCCGACAGAGGTTTAGACTCGCCGCAATCTGTACAAGTTTTTATAGCTTCAGTCACGATACCCGCCGCCAGCAGCTTTATATTTTTTAGCAACTAATTGGCTTTTACGAGCCGACCATTGGCCTGCGCCAGTACCA